CACGCCATGCGGCAGCTCAATCCATCGATCTTTGTGCGATATTCTGAACATCAGGCGTAGCTCGCCACACCGTTGCGGAGCGTCACGGTCATCATGCGGCCGACGCCAGAGTTGAATGCACAACGGAAGTCGAAGCTGGCTTCGATGCCCTGCGGCCCCTGGATCGGCGTCTTGGCAAGCGAGAGATAGGTCTCATGCAACGTGATGGTGAGACGACGCGTGGCGCTGATGCGATATTCGAACTCAAGCGCAATCGCGGTGTTGTTGATTGCATCGTTTAAAAGCGTTGTGTCAGCAAATCTGCTCGTCACCTGCCCAGTCGCACGCGACAGCCCAGGATCAGCGCCTTCAATCTTGAGATCGTTGCGGATAGTGCGCACGATCTCAATGCCGTTCGAGAAGCTCAGCTGGCCGCCTGTGATCTGCGCGAGCGCATTGTTGTTGCGGCGGATGATGCCTTGCGCCTTGTTGAAGGCGGTGTAGTCGCGCGTGGTCGGCGTGCCGGCCGACGACGTGTTCGAGCGGGTGGATCCTTGCGCGATCAGAGTGACAGTGGCGGTCGCGGCGCCGGACGGCGAGAAGTCGATTTGGAACGTGTCTGCGCGGACACCGGACGATACCGCATAGTTCGGCACGTCCGGCATCGCTTGCTCGATGCTGTTCGACGGCAGCGACGAGGCGCCGGAGACAAAGACGTGCTGGAAATCGGGCGCGGTTCCGGTGGTGGTCGGAGGCCCGAGCAGCAGCCGCAACCAATCGCCGATGTATTCGAGATCGACGGGCACTTCGGCCCGACCCTGGACGGTGACGATGTCGCGGAACGGCGGAGCGACGTCGCGATTGGTCGCGAGACCGATCACGTCCGCGTCGATGAAGGGCTGCTCAGCGCCCAGGTCGAACGAAAGGATCGGCATCAGCCGCCAATTGCCGCCTGGCGGCGTGCCGTAGACGGCCTCGACCGCCATGTGGATCTTGCTGTTCGCACCGATTGCACGGGCCATTTGAACCTCCGAGGATCAGGAGAGCGGGGTGTCTGTGGTGGTGAACCAGAGCGAGACCGGCACGGACGCGGCGCGCACGGAAGCGGCGCCGTCGAACTCGAGGTCGTCGAAGGAGGGGCTCTCGGGCTGCGCCCATTCGACCGCGCCTTCGAGCGTGCGGTCGGCGACGATCGCTTCGGCGACGTCCAAGAGCAGCGCGTCCAGAAGTGCCGCGCGTGCATCCGGCGTGGAGCCGGGCGCCGCGACTACGACCTCAGCCACGTGCCGCACCTGCCAGCGTAGCGGCGAGAGGACAGCGGTTTCCTCGACCGTCTCGCCGTCCTGGACCACGACCAGCCCGCCGGACGGAAGCCGCTGCGGCACAGTTTCGTTGCGCAACACCTGCGGTGCCGGTGAGCGTGACGCGAGAGCGGTTGAGAGAGTTGTATATAGCGCGGCGATCGCCGCTTCGCGTGTGCTCACTGCCGCACCAGATGCAGCACGATTATCGCCGCCAGGATAACGATCGTCCAAGATGCGACCGCAAGCACCTGCCCGACAGCGATGCAGCGGCCTGGCGACATCCGCCTGTCACTGTCCATTACGCTCCTCCATTCGCCATTCTCTCACAACCGCAGCCGGCAAGCGCGACAGCGCCCGTTGGCCCGCGCCACGCACGTCTAGCCGCTTGGCAATCTGCACCTGCGGAAGGAGCAGAAACATCGGCACGAAGCCCTGCGCGAGCAGTGCTTGTTGCCATGCTGACGCACCTTTGCGCCGTGCTGTTGCTACTGTCACTAGGCCGCCAGCGATCAGCGGCGCGCGGCGACGGCCTACGCGCTCACCTTGTCGCACTGGCAGGCACCACACAAGACCGCGCCCATTCTTGAACGGCCGCACAAACGCCTGCTTGCTGGCGACCATCTGCTGCGGCGTCACCCGCGCTTTAGCGCCGCGTCGGCCGCCTTGGCGATTAAAGCCGGTCGGGATCGCAAGATATTTGCCGTTGCGTGCGCGGATCGTCACACCACGCTCGAAAGCGTCAATGACGTTTGGCACCTTGGTCCAGACGATACCGGCCGCGCGCAGGCTCTCGCCGGTTTGCGGGAAGACACGCGAGCGCCAGGCGTTGGCAATGCCTCGGCTGCGCTCTCCGAACGCTGCCGTAACCTGCTGGCGCAGTTCGGTCTTAAGCCGCTCGGTCTCGGCTTTAATGGCGCGCGTGACAGCGATCTCGCCTGCGCGCACTTCCTCTTTCAGGATCGTGCTTAAGTCCTTCACAATAGACGCTGTGATCTTCATCAGCGTGCAGACCGAAGCGCACCAGCCAGATCGCGCACAGCATCGCGCACCTGGTGCAAAGCTTCCAACGTTTCGCGCTGCAGCTCGATGATCATGCGATCCTTCTCTTCAATCCGCTGCTCCGCGCGCAAATAGAGACGCAGCATCAAGGCGATGAACGCCAAGCACAATAGCACGATGATCGGGCTACTCTCGATTAGCCTTTCCATCACTGAGATGCTATCGGGGTTCATTGGTCGCCTGCCTTGCGAATCAGCATCTCATCGCAAAGATCGCGCCGAAACAACGCTTCAAGCGCGCAGCCGGCCCGGCGGTTTATCGCGATAGCAGGCATGTTCGCCTCCGTTGCGATTCATGCGGGATCGCGCGCCTTGCCCCAAACGCATGCACCACGGGCAGGGTTTGACCGCGCCCATCGGCACGGCAGGCACGCTTGGTGTGCTCGGTCGTCCCGCGCGACCGCCCGGAAGGCCCGTGGCAATCAGATACGCCGACAGAACGCCCGCCACGCCACGCCGATTGCATCGCGCTGAGCGTGCTGAACGACGAGCGTGTCGGCCCCGATATTGAAGGTGTCGTCGGCTGCGAGGCTTGGAACGTCGTCCACCGCAACAGTAAGCACGTCGGTCGTTTGGATCACCGCAGTGTCGAAGACGCCTGCGACCTGATCCGGTGAAGAGCGAACGACGCGCACGGCGGCGGGTGGTCCGACACCACCCGCGCGCCATACTGCGTCCATCCCGATGTGCGGATCGGCGAGGATGTCGCCGAGAGCCGCAGCGAAAAGGCTCATCTATCAGTTCGAAGAGAAGAGCCGCACCGCGAGCCGAGGCCGCTTGTTGACCGGCAGGATCGACGCTTCGGTCTTCACCTCGATCACGGAGCCATCCGGACGCGCAAGCTGACGCGCGTAGATGGGCAGCCCGACCGTGTTGACCGTCTCGATCAGGTTTGCCGGAGCCCCGTAGGTCACGAAGGTTTCGATAGTGCCCAGCGGGAACGCAATGCCTTCGTTCGCCGGGATCAGCTTCTCAGTCGCGCCCGTCGCAAGCGTCACGGTCGCGTTGTACTCCTCGAACATAATACCGGCGAACGGAAACCGCTGGCGGGTGTCGTCACGCAGCGGCTGCGCGCCGGTGGACGCATAGTACTTGTACGCCTCCTCGACCTTCGGATGGCTGATAAGCTTGTCGAAAAACTCCGGGCTGACCAGCGCGTGAACGCTAGTCATGCTCTCGCCCTTCAGTTCCTCTTCAATCCTACGCAGCACCTCGCGAACCTTTCCTTGCACGTTTGTGGTCGGTGTGCCGAGGACAAAATCCACGCTGATCTGCGTAAGGCCAAACTCAGTGAAATAGTTGTAGAGCGTGGTCCCGGCACCGTCCTTCACCACGCCGCGGAGCGCGTTGATCTCCATGTACTCGCGCGTCTGCGCGTGCTTAATCCGCATGCGTGTGAGTTTCCGCTCCATGACGGTGGCGAGCGGATCGGCCGCGTCGGAGACACCGAAACCACGCACGCCTTGGATATCCTGCGGCGTGATCACGTCATCATGCGGAATCCACGGCACGACAAACGAGCGCATGGACCGCGTGTCACGGTTAGCGACCGTAGCCGGGCCACCAAGCTGGACAGACGGAAGCAGGTTCAGCACGCCTTCCATCTGCTCAATGACGATGGTGCGCTGTGTGATGCCTTCAAAACGAAACAGGCCAATCTGCCC